CAGATGTTTCAACCGGGAGCAAAGGCGTCAGAACTACGAGTTCCGGCTGAGGTTTTTACTAAGCAGCTTGACGGCAGTCCTACCAAGCAGATTACGAAGCAGGACGTAGCACCTAGTGTTCGTTCTCACGACCCCGACTCTGCATTGTCTCACTTCGACGCTCCCGGCATCTTTAAACAGATGGAGAAGAACCCTGTCTTCCAAAAAGCGGCTCAGGATCTCGCAGACGATCAAGTTGGCGAGGTAGTACAAGGTGCTTATAAGGCAGTAATTGCGAAGCATAAGGAACAACTACAAGCTTACGATCCTAAGGCGCTAACTAAGGCGATTCCCGACCCTAGGAATCCTGGTAGTGAGTTGCACATGGCTATTTTCTCTAAGGGAGTTGATAGTGTTTCGGGTACTTCTCTGCAGAAGTCTACCGTTAAGCCTGATACGATCAAGCGCCCTGCAGAGAGTATGGAGTTCGTTCCTGGTACGGCAAAGGTTGCAGACTCGTTTGAGGGTTTCCGCAACGCTCAAAACCATGGAGACTTTCTTTCAAAGAATCCTGACAACATCGGTGTAGATGCGACGACGCACTACACTCACGTTTCTGCTGCATCTCGAGACGCTTTGAAGAGCGCCCTACCCGGTTTGAGCGATTCCTCTATCTATGCGCACGAGTATAAGGACTTTTCAGTTTCACCACCGGTTGTAACGAAGACGTTGTACAGTGTCAAGCTTGAGAACCCTGTAGCGCTTAAGTCAAGTGCTCATGGCCCCTCTCAGATGACAACGGCCCAACTTAAGGATCACCTCCAGAAGACTACTGAGTCTCGCGTAGACGAGGATGAGATCCGCGGTGCAAACATTCACGTCAACGATAAGTTCACCAATCGTAAGCTCGATTCCGAGTCGATGCAGAACTTCAACTACAGGTCGAACGGCATTGCAACAGCAATGGCCGAAGGTCGTATTGAGGATCACGCTGTAAGGACTGTAGCGCTCCATGATGAAACAGGTAACGTCAAGGAGTTCCGTTCACACTTTAGGCTGACCGACGCTCAGGCAGCAGGTGAAATCGAGAAGTTCTTTAAGAAGAATGGAAGGCTAGTTACAGATGAGTTAGTGGACCTAAACTCGATCGACTCACTGGGTCGCCTAACAAGTTCGGGTAAGCAGGAAACCTGGACGGAGATGTTAACTGCTGGAACAAATAAGAAGGGGTTGAAGGTTTACACCTATAAGACTGCAGGCGGCACGGAAATCTCATTCGTTGCAAGTAACCGCTCTGTTTTGAACGGCCTAGTCTTGGTGAAGTCTACTAAGGGTGAACAGGTTCAGTCTAACTTGCAGGAGGCCATGAAAATGATGGGTCTCAAGACAGATTACGCCGAACCTCATCACCTAGAGGAAATGAAGTGGCGTAAGGCCGCTTCTGCCGCACTTACTGGTCCGGAGCGCGAGGCAATGATGAGCGCATCTCCTGCCGAAATTCGTGCAGCCCTCAAGAAGCGTTACCCAGACGTCGATCAGGTTATGGACGATCAGGTTCTACACGTTGACGATGGTCACTTCACACCCACTTTCTCCAAGGAGTTTTACGACAAGGTAATCGCCCCAGCTGCAAGCGACGTGTTTCACGACACCGTCAGTGGCGGTGGTAAGGGTGTAGTCGCTTCTGGCGGCCTTCTATCAACAGTTGGCCGCTTTGTCAACGGTTTCAAACATAAGGGACTAGGGTCGGACAAGGATATTATCGCAGGTGGAGCTCATCAGGTATTCACCCGTGTCTCCAAGCTTCGTGCAAAGCTTCAACCAGGAGAGAGGTTTGACGCTATGACGCAGCACCTCGGTCAATCTGAGTATCAGTTCGGTAAGAAGATTCATATGATGATTCGCCTGAACCCAGAGATTCTTCGTCGTACAGACCACTATTCGTACAGTGGCTTGCAGTATGGTGTTTCGGACCCGACTCATCCAAGTTATAACGTCTATAAGGAGCGCAAGACCGTAGCAGAGGTTGCGGCTGAAACTCGTAGGGATGAGAAGAACGACTTCTTGAGGCAGGACAACCGTAACGAAACAATGTTTAAGCACGGTGTCGGATTGTCTCAATTCGGCGAAATGGTCCTAGGCTACAATGGTGGTGGAGATCATCTCACGGAGGGTCTCGACGCTTACTACGGACTGCCTAAGAACCTACGTGGCAAGGTCGCAGTGAAGATGGTCGAGATTGACCGTAAGACGCACACCATCAAGAGGGTGGTAGAGTTGAACGAGTACACGACTAGAGAGTTCTGGGAAACGCTGAGCCCAGACGTTCAAGCACGTTATCCGCAGCTCTCTCGTCCCGTGGACTATGAGCACGAGCCCGCCTAATAATGAACACCACACTTTCTTTCGGCTAAAGTTAAGTTGGTAGATCTAACCAAGGAGTGTGCGTGTGTACATTATCAACGAGCCATGGCACAAGAGACTAGGTAAGACGGTCGCTAAATCATTCTTAGGAATGCTTGGTTACGATTCCGTACTGCTAGATGGGTCTTCCCCTCTTTCTTCTGGTATCAATGGAACCCTTGAGGATGGCAAGCGCCTAGTCCATCGTGAGGGTGTCTTGTCATGGGAGAGGATGTGGCAGGTTTACCGCAAGAACGCAACTGTGCGCGCTTGCGTGGATACGCGCATCTCAGAGATTATGATCCTAGACTGGATCGTTAAGAAGCGCGACGAAGACCTTCGTCCTCGCTATAAAGCAGACAAGAAGGGTAAGCAGGTCGTAGATTTCCTTTACAACCCAAACTTCAACGAGGAGTCTCTTTACACACTCCTCTGCAAGCTTCTGCGTGACCTCCTGGTTTACGACGCAGCTTGCGTTGTCAAGATCCGCAACGCAAAAGGAGATCTCGTCGAACTACTCGCTCAAGATGCAAGCAAAGTCCGCTTCATTAAGGATGAAAAGGGTTTCCTATGTGGTTACCGCATCTTTGATAAGAGCGAGCAAGGGTTTGTTGATTACGCCCCGAAGGATGTGATTTACCTCAAGGTCAACGCATCGACTAACAGTGATTACGGACTTCCGGCAATCGAGTCAATTGTCGTTGAGGTTTCGACAGCACTAAACGCCTTGGGATACAACGCTCGTTATTTCACGGAGAACGAGATTCCCGATGGCGTCCTTTCGATTGACGAGATTGACGATGCTGCCTATGAGAAGGCGAAGTCCTCCTTCCGCCGCACAAACCTTCGTGAACATGCGATCCGAATCCTAGCGAACGCAAAGAACGCTCGATGGATCAGCTTCCGTGGTAACAACAAAGACATGCAGTTCAAGGAACTGATTGATACACTAGATGAGCGTATCATGTATGTCTTCATGATGAACAAGGGCGAACTTGGAATTACCGACTCTATGCCCAATAGCGTGGCTGAGGTACAGGCTCAGATTTTTGTCAACAAGGGCGTAAAACCGATCTTGACTCTTCTCGAGTATCACCTGACGACCCAGCTTGTCTGGGAAGAGTTCGGAATGACCGACTATGAGTTCAAGTTTGTCCCGCCTGACGCAGATGAGCTCGAGCAGAACAAGGCCAAGCAGCAGCTTCTTAGGGAGCAGTTCGAAAATGGTTGGGTCACACTCAACGAAGTACGCAAGGAAATCGGCCGAGACACGATCGAGGAACCTTGGGCGGATGAGCACATCATCGCAATGGGTAAGACAACACTCAAGGCTCTCGTAGAGGAGGCTAGTGGCGGCGCCGAAGGCGAGGGTGGAGATGCAATGACTCCTCCGACAGCGATGGAAGACGGCACAATGGAAGACCTACTCGGAGAGAACGTGCCTCCTGAGGAAGAAGATGCTGAACTAGATGAAGATATGAGTGCAGAAGAGATGGAGGCTGATCCTGCCGCGATTCAACAGGCGAGTGCAGGACTTTCGGAAGACGTACCAGGTCAGGATATTCCAGCAGAAGAAATCTAATCTGACCGCGTTCACACCTAGTTGACAACATTAAATGTGAGTGCAACTAAGATAGTTTTCAGTCTCGTTAATAATCAGACAATGGGTGGAGTTATGGACTTGGAAAACAAAACAGTTGCCGTTGAGAACGACGGTAAAGAGCGCAAAGTCGTAGGACTCAACACTCCGATCCATTTCAGTGGTAAGGAGGCTGAGTTTGTCTTCCTCATGGACGTCCTCAAGGCGACCAAGGATGACGAAGGTCGTTGTTTCCTAGAAGGTAAGGCATCTGATACGGGTGTCGACCAACAGGACGAACGTCTTTCTGATAACGCTCTTGCCTCTCTAGCCACTCAGGTTCAGAACGCCTTACAGCAGATTCCTGCATATCCTCGCCATAAGAGCGATTGGACCGAAACACTCGGTTATATCGTCGATGCTCGCGTCGAAGACAATAACCTCTGGGTTAAGATCGAGCTCGAGATGGCTAACCCCGTCGCATCGCGTCTATGGAAGATGATTCTTACCGGTCGCAAGTTTGGACTTTCCGTAGGCGGATTTCTCCGTTCTGCGTTTTTCGAGTTCAGTGGTGAGGCTCGTAAGGTAATTAAGGTGCTCGATGACTTCATCTTCGATCACATCGTGGTAACAACTAAGCCTGTTAATCCACGCACCTGGCTCAAGCAGATCGGTAAGTCGCTCGATGAGTATGACATCTCCGACGACGAGTCCTCGACAGAAGGAATGGTAGAGATGGAAGACATGGAAGAACAGGCGTTTCAGCTTGTTGACTCTCAGGAGTCCTTTGAGGCGGTCGTCACTGAGCTCGGCACAGACGAGGAAATCACATCCGAAGAAGCCGTTGACACCGAAGAGGCGGCTGTAGAAGAGGCCGTGTTCCTAGACGACGAGGATGAGAGTGAGCAACTCGAAAGCGCTCTCAGAGACTTCACCGGAGAGGCCTTCCCAGCTGAGGAGATTGGCGACTCCTTCGCAGTACTCGAGCAGGGTCTACTCGCTGCCGCCCGTTCGGAAGCCACCGACGAAGAACTACTCAGCATCGCTAAGGGTTTCGTTGACGTCATCAAGTCCCAGGATCCTGGGACGGTTGAGAGCGTTCAGGTTGACCGCCTTAACAAAGCTCACGTCGTCCAGCGTCTCTACGAAGCAGCAACGGCGCTTAACCTGGCCCTAGAGCATCTCGATCCAAGTAGGGATTCGCAGACCGTAGGTGTCCTCAAGGCTCTCGGCGCAACGCTAGAGAACAAGTATGCCCCTGAACAGCCAGAGATGGAGTTGCAGGACGACGCAAATGAGAAGATTCCTCCGGTCATCGATGGTATTCTAGGAGAGGGCGGCGGTTTCAATCCTCAGTTCGCTGAGCTGATTGAGCAGAGTCTCAACAAGTGGCTAGAAGACTACGGTTACCGTGTCGTCGACATCGTACCCGCTGACGAAGAGGCTGCAGATCACGAGTTGGCAGAGTTCGCTCCTACGCTGGCCCAGAAGTCGCTACCCGATGACGCGTTTGCTCACATTGAAACGCTCGACGATGGTACGAAGATCCGTACCCTTCCCTACAAGCGTAAGAACGGCAAGATCGACAAGCGTCATCTAGCCCTAGCCGTTGCGACGCTTAACGGTTCGATGGGTGGTGTTGACCTAGCCGACGATGCTCGTCAGAGTGCATACGACACCCTTTCTAAGGCTTATGAGTCTACCTTCAAGAAGGCTGCTCCTGCGCTCAGGACAGTCAACAAGGATAAGGTCCAGTCTGTTAAGCCTAACGAGATGGCCCCCGAGGCTCCTACGACGCAACCTACTTCTGGAGTAGAAGCTCCGGTCGCGGCTACCCCTACAGCTCCTGCAGAAGCAGCAGCTCCTCCGATTGCCGACCAGCCAGATCCTGCGTTCGAGGCTCCTCTTGACGCTCAGGAGGCAGCGGCGCAGTTTACACAGCCAGAAATCGCCGTAGCACCTCCGGAAGGTCAGACTGAGAAGCCGGCTCAACTTTCTGACCCAAATACTACAGATTTTGGTGCTGAGATGGTCACGCAAATGAAGCACCTCAGTAACATAGTACAACAGATGCAGGAGCAGATGTTGGCAATCCAACAACAGCTATCTGCGGTCAGTAAGTCTTTCGACGATCTACCCGTAGTCAATAAGTCTTTCGAGTTCCCTGGTTCGCCAGTCGATTCGGAAATCGTAGCTAAGGCGGTCACCGAGAAACTTGGCATAATGGTGGAAGCAAAGTTGTCAACAGTCACTCGAGAGAATGACAAGACATCTCAGGTTCTAAATGAGAAGCTCGACGGTATCAACGAAGCGATCGCAAGGTCACAAGATACACTAGAGCGTGTTAAAGGCGAAGTAGTTCAAGTTCAAAAAGCACAGGAAGAGTTGGATCAACTCAAGCCAGTGTTGAAGATGCTAGAACACTTACCCGTCCGAAAAGCGATTGTGGTTGATAGCCGCGATCCGCAGCAACCTCAAAAAGCCCCGGAGCTAGCCAACAATGCAAGTGAAGAAGAGAGACGCATCTGGGCTCGCAACAGGTTGAAGGAAATCCCTTTCAATCTCCCCAATCAGTAAAACGCTTTCTACTACAACTTTCATTTGGATAAGGTGAATAAAATGGACGAAATGGAACTTCTAAACAATGCTCTCGGCCTAGTTGCCAAGGCAGGCACGGGTATGGACACGCTCAACATGGGCGTCATGTCTCGCGAGGATCTCTCTGACGTAGTCGTCAAGCTCTTCCCGAAGGACACCCCGGTCCGTAACCGCCTCAAGCGTATCAAGGGCACTGGCCTAGCTCACAGCTGGAACCAGCTTGCTGATCTCGGTACCGGTGGTGGTAACTTCTCAGAAGGTGGACTACCTACTGTTGCAGACAGCGTCTACGTACGTAAGTCTGAGCCGTACAAGCTCATCGGTAACGTTGTTCGTATCTCCGACCTCATGATCGCAGCTGGTGCAAACTTCGCTGACGCTCTTGCGTTCGAGCGTGAGAACAAGATCCTCAAGACGATGCTTGATGAAGAGTACCAGTTGATCAACGGCGACCCAGTCGCTGGCGGCTTCAAGGGCTTGACCAAGCAGATCACTACGAACACCAAGGATATGGCAACTAACACAGTTGGTCTCCCTGAGCTCAACGAGATGTTCGAAGCGATCTACCTCAAGGGTGGTACCCCACGCTGTGTCGTTCTCGGCCCACGTGAGAAGCGCGCACTCAACAACCAGCTCCTTAGCCTCATCCGCTACCAGGCGCCTGGTGCTACTGGCGAGGCAAAGGCCGGCATGTCCGTCCAGATCCTCGAATCCGACTTCGGTGAAGTCGAGTTGGTTGTCTCCCGCAACCTCGTTCCTACGATGGACCTCGTCTCTGGTTTGCTTCTCTCGCAGATGCTCATCCTTGATGACCAGGCTTCGGTCGATAACGGTAACGCTATCGAAGTCGTAGAACTGGTTCCTATGAGCCGCAAGCCACTTGGCCCTACTACCTCCGCGGTAGAAGAGCTCATCTGGGAAGCAATCACGCTCGTAGTTCGCGCGGAGATCTTCCAGGCCCGCATCTACAACATCGGCGCGTAAGCCCCGAGTCTTTCCGGAAGGAGGCGATCGAAAGGTCGCCTCTTTTCTTTTGCCTACTTTTCTTGTATTGTACCGATATGAATACTGATCTATACTACGGCTTCGACTGGAGACGGCTTGGGGCGGGTTTTGTCCTTGCGCTTACACCACTATGGATGTCGCTCCTTATCCTCGTTGAGCGTGGGATCGAAAACTATAGAAGGACCTTAAAATGAATCAAACCCATTACAAGATGGTTACAATCGTCCGTAGCGATCTCAAGATGACTCGCGGTAAGGAGGTTGCTCAGGGTCAACATGCAGCGATGCGTCTTGCGTTGAAGATTGCTCATGAAGACCCTAAGGTGCTTGCTACATATTTTAAGACGGGTGAAACTAAGATTTGTGTTCGAGCCCGATCGGAAGAGGAGTTGCTCGAAATTTACCAAGCTGCCCTTGCTGCAGGGCTCCCTACTGTCTTGATTGCAGACTCTGGTAAGACAATGTTCGGTGGGGTAGTAACTCATACGGTCGTAGGGATAGGTCCTGCGCCGAGTATCGAGATCGATAAGATCACCTCTAACCTCTCCCTTTACTAACACAAGCGCAAGACTCCTGTGTAACATACTCCGTATAGAGTATCAAACACAGGAGTCTCTTTATGACCGTTCTTTATTTAGATGCATCTGGTGTCTTCCCCGGAACCAATAGGCCGTGGGAAGCTATTCCAGTAGTCAAGTTCATTGACATGCTGGTTCACTTTAACTGGGCGAACCACCAGAGGATGGAGCGCTTTGTTGCGCCGCTAGGAACGTGCTTACACTGGTCGGGAGGAACTTACGGCCAAGTTCACAGTGGCTATATGTTCAACATCATCTACAACCCTGTAACTCGTAAGGCGGCGGTTGTAAAGCTACTAGACTGGCGTGAGAAGCAGGCACACCTATGGGGCCGTAATAGCAACATTGTCGGTATTACAATGTGCTCCATGGCCAACCCTGGAATGCCGCCAGCGCCTGAACAAATTACGCTAGCGGCTCTTCTTAACGCAGAGATCTGCGCTTGGAAGCGTATTGATCCCCGTGGTAGAATTGATGTTCCAGAGTTGCGTTCTGATTACAACGCGACAAAGATCGAGGCGACGGGTAACCGTATCAAGGTTCCTGCTTGCTGGGATCACGCTGGTTACGCCATGAGAGACGGGTACGGCCGTTTCCGCTGGGATTGCCGTTTGAAGGTCAACCCGCCGCAAGAAACGACCGTATACGATATCTACTATGCGCAGACGCTTAAGTTCTACGACGAATTAAAGGCAGGTCGCAAGTTCGAGTTCATTGCTTTACTGTCCTAACTCAGCTCTCTGAGCCTGGCGCTTGCGTAGCAACTTACCGTAACTCTCGGTTTCCTTCCAGGAGGGATCGAGGCCGAGAGCGGTCGCTACCTCGTCAAGCTTAGAGATCCCCTCTTCATTGAGGGCCACGATCTCAATCTCGACAAAGACGCCTAGGTCTTCGACAATGTCGAGTGTGATCACCACTCCGCCGAACTTGCGGTAGTAACGTTGCTTAACGACGTTGGGCCAGGGGTCGTCGCACATTTCGGCGATGATCGTCTTGAACTCTAGAACCTGATCTGGCTGCAGGGCAACTTCGAGTTCTTTACGCGACTTTGGACCACCTGGGAAGGGGTAGGTCGCCTTACCCTTGTAGATGAAGGAGTGGGAGACGGCATCATCTCTCTTCGTTGAACGGAGCCTAATGTAGTGAGGTCCAGACATTCCATGAAAGTCGTTCTCATGGATGAGTGTTGCCGGCCCGAAGTTGTCTAGGTGTTTGATGACAGCTTGACCTTCATCAGTACTGGGCAACTGGTACTTGTATTCGATTTCTAGCATAAAATCCTCCTTTCACATTATACAGTAATATATGGGATAGTAAAGGGTGAAACGCTGTGATTTACACATTAATTAATAAAGCAATCGACGCAACAATCACCATCTCGAACGACGATGACGAAATCATCCTCGACGGCGATCTTGAGCTCTTACCGTTCATTGAGGAGACTTTAAACGAAGTGTTTCCTTATTTCGGTCCAGACGGTTACGAGCCAGTGCTAATAGATGAGCGCCCTGAGTTGTTGCCAGTGTTCTTATTGAGGTTTATGGGCCAATGGGAGATCACTCCTGACCCTAGGGACGTGTAACATGAAGAATTACGTGCGTGTTCATAAGGCTAACGATCTGTCAGAGAAGAAGGAGTACGAGCTCAAGGGGCCGAAAAACCCTAACCTCGTGCCTAAAATCGTTACCATCAATCGTAACGGTCAGACTTTCGAGCAGACGATCTATGTCAACCCTAAGGAAGAAGAGAAGGTTGAACGTAAGAAGGCTCAAGAGCAAGGTAAGGGTTCGCAGCAAGGAGCTGCAGCTCAGCCTGCAAAGGAGCCTGCGCAACCAGCGTGGTACCAGGATCCGGATAAAATCTCCGAGGTTCTAAGAGGGCTTCCTGGCGTAGGTATGACGCCGATCCTTACCTCTGCGAAACTCAACAAACTAGTTGACAACCTCATGGCAGATACGGCTCGCGTCATCTCCAACAAGGTTAAGCAATTTGGCGAACGCCAGAAGCTCCAAATTCAGTCTGAAAGGCGTCTTGCTGCAGGTCTACCAGATGCGAGTGGACCCCAGGTTAAGGCTCCTGATGGTTTGCCTGTTAAGTTCAACACCAAGAAGCCTATTCCCAAGTTACTTCTTCCGGTTACAACAGCGCATAAGAACATGCTTAAGCGTGCAGTCGCTGCTGGTCGTCGTGGAGACCTACTGTTCCCTAAGCCACAGAAGCGCCTTCCAGCGTTGGACTTAACGACGGCACCGACTCAAGAGGTTCATAAGGCGGCAAACCGTCTCATTGGTCGCACGTTAGATCAAATGGAAAAGGGCGGTAAGAAGGGTAGTTTCTTTGCTCCTGTCATAGATAGAGCGTTCGCAGGGTCTCGCTTGTTCTCCAAGGCTGATCAAAAGAATATCCGTCAGTTGTTGAGTAAGCAGAAGGACGGTAAGCCTGCGACTGCCTCTGACCAGATGACCCTTGTGTACAAAGAGATGAAGCGCTTAGAGGCAACGATGAAGGCTAAGCCGTCTCGTGAGACGTTTCAGAAGCTTCACAAGTTAGCTGTTGTCCAGCGAGCAATGCGTGGTGCTACGGCCGGGGCAATCTTCGACAACCTGAACCTCAACAAAAGAGAGCTGGGCTCTTTAAAGGCGGCTTTCAGTAAGGGGATTCCAAGTTCGACGGTGGTTGTGGCTCGAGGAGCTGCTCAGGCTATGAAGCGCCTTATTCCTCAGGACTTGCTCTCAAAGAACCCTCTCTCGCTTAACCACGATAATAAGGGTACTCGTACAGCATACGATGCCAAGACAGGACACATTCGTACGAACTCAAAGACGTCTATTGGAGATGTTTTGAGAGAGTACGGTCGACAGATCGAGGCAAGAGACCCGAACATTCGTCGTGTCATGAGCGAATACGTGGGTCAACGAGCAAAAGCGAGTGGTAGTAGGGCTATGCGCCTCGACCGTGTTGACAAGCGTTTTCCGAAGGGAACCGCACCTAAAGTCTCACCTGGAACAACTCAGCCTGGAACGAGAGTGGTTACGGCAGAAGGTACGGGAACACTTGCGCACGTTATGGGTTCGATGAGAAGCAAAGACGCCTTTGTAGCTTTATACCAGGAAGACCCAAATCTCGTAAAGGTCAGTCTAGGTGCTCTGTACGGCTCTCGTGCAAGTACGCCTAAGCAGCAAGCTCCCTACGCGCCAAATGCTTTGAGGGCAAAGCAAATTCAAGAGCGCCTGACCGGTATAAAGTCAGACGCTTAACAATTTAGATAACTTAATAGCTCGCGAGTGACAGAACCACTAATCTACCCAATAGAGTTGGGCAGTGTTGCTTTGTCATTCGAGGGACCCCGCATATGGAAATGTTAGAACAAATCATTAGTTGGATGGGCAACAGTCCATACCTACGTTGGGTAGTGTCCGTCTTCCTCGGCCTAATTTACCTAGTCGACGATAAGCCTTACCACCTCATTATCGTGTGGGCTGTTGTCATGCTCGCAGATCTGTTCTCGAGGATGTGGCGTATTGCCTACGAGAATGGTGGCGTCCTAGAAGCAATTAAGAGGGGTAAGCTTTGCAGCGCTCATATGATTCAAGGTGTCGGCGACGAGCTGATGCAGGTGTTCGTATGGAGCGTCATTGCCTGGGCGATTACGATTCCAGTTCCTGATAATGCATCGTTTGACCTAGGCGATCATAAGGTCGTCATTGACAATCTTATTCGTAGCCTACCTTTCGCGTACCTAGCAATTGGCGACTTGATTAGTATTGCCGAGAACTTTGTGGGGTCCGATAAGGGTTCCAAGGAACAGCAGTTTTATCACTGGATCCTCGAGACCTTCGTTCTTCTTGCAAACGCCCTAAGGACTCGTATCATCAATGTCGTCGGCGGAGGCTATATGATGGGTGGAGGATATCCAACGATGCCTTCTGGTTACGAGATGCCGAGTGGTAGTAACCTCCCACTTATTCCCGAAATGCACGACAGTGCTCCGAGCTCTGGTACTCGTATCGACCCATCGCTTCTAGGTCCAGAACCGCCAGAAGTATCATAACAAAAAGAGGGGCCCCAGAGGGGCCCCTTTCTTATTCGATGCGTCCAAACTCATCCAGGAATAGTTTTGCCATCCCTGGAGAGCGCCAGATAATCAGATTTTCCTTGTTCACGTACTCACCGTTACGAGTCCAGTTGTAGCTGCCGAGGATCAAAGTCGTTCCGTCGATGACGGCGTACTTATGATGCATTGTGCGACTCAGGTGAGAGACATATACAGGGACCCCGTTTGCACGTAGGTAGGTAATCACAGCCGTCATTGACTTACCGGACGACTGTTGTTCGTCCACCTTGATGTAAATCTTGACCCCGCGCTTCCTCGCTGCAACAATTGCCTGAGCAATCGGAACACTCGTAAGGC